CTGGTCGTCTGTGATCGCCATTGCCTCATCTGCCGAACGGGGCCACCGGAATGCAATAACAGATGATATATTGTAACTGTAAATATTTCGATGATACAATATGTTTCCCGGGTAATTTGCCCGGGATTTTTTATTGCATTTCTTCTATATATATGTTATCATAACACGTGACCAGAACACACAAAATGGTCAGAAAAAAGAACAATTCTTTTCGCCGCGTAGCTGCGGCGTTTCTTTTTGCCCCGGAGATCCCCGGGGCTTTTTACGTTCTTTGAAACTCAAAAAACCCCAGGCATCCGAAGATACCCAGGGCATATGTAGTACATTTATCTAATTATTCGATGAACGCCTGTCCGCTGTAATAGGCAGCCATCCATCCGCTCGGTGCTTTCATCCAGATATCGTTTCCGACCCGCTGGATTTCCTGGCACGTTACGGTGGTTCCCGCATCAAGGCAACCATCCTTGTCTTTGTCATGCTTCTGACCGTCAGGCGTCAGCTGCGAATGTTTCTTTGCGCTGTAGTTTGTTCCGGGACCTGTCCGAACTTTCAGCTCTACCTGCAAGGTATACTCGTGTCCGGCAGTGTAAGACGGTGTGTTCTTCTTTTCCGGAACACTGGCTGCTGTCTTTCCGTTGTAAACAGAAACCAGCTTAGCCTTAGATGCCGGTCCGTACTTACCGTCCTGCTCTAAACCGTAAAATGTCTGGAACGCAAGCAGAGCATTCTCTGTGTCTCCGCCGAAGGAACCGTCTACTCCGGAACTTCCACAGGAGAATCCGCAGCTGATCAGCATTTTCTGCATTTCTTTTACTGCGTCCCCGGAATCGCCTTTCTGGAGATAATTTCTCACATTAACCGTTCCGGATGCAGATGCTGTCACTCCGGTATAACGGTACACATGAACCCATGGCTTATTGTAATAGCTGCGGATGCAGATTTCTCTACCAGTCTGATCTCCAGACTTTCCTCCTGTGACCGTTCCTTTCTCGTTGATACTTGCGTGCACCAGTTTACCATTTCCACAGCAGAATGCTGTGTGCCCATTTCCGAGCAGGACATCTCCCCGGATCATTCCACTGCCGGTTGCCAGATTCACGGATTTTACAACATCCTTGAACCCGATCTTCGGCAGAACGTCCGGCATGTTACCGGTATAAGTTGCTCCGCTGGACTTTGCCGGGATTCCAGCTGCTTCCAGGCAACTGATTACCAGCCCGGAACAATCATAATTCGGATTGCCCCAGCGGTCTACCTGGTCATAACCGTGCGAATCATCCAGGGCGATCGCTTCTGCTCTTGCTACTGCATTTTTAATTTTGCTCACTTTGTTTTCCTCCTTCTTCTGATAAAGTTTCAAATACTGATCACCGTAAGAAGCTCTTACTTTCTTCACTGATGCTCCGGTGTTTGCCGGAGCCTCGAACTTGACCAGAAAGATATCAGACGCTTCCTGTACGGTGGTTGCGGTCTGCAATACCTTCCAGACGCTCTTATAGCTCGTCTTCAATTCGCTCAGCATATACTCTGTCTGGACCCTCGCGTCCCCAATTGACACGCCTCTCGTTTTAACCATATCGTATAAACCAGCTTTTCTTCCAGCGGACGTCCACTGGCACAGGCCATAGCCATACTGGCGGCTGTCTCCCATCGGATGCAGAAACAACTCCCGAGAGATCTCGCCGCTGTCTACCTCCTCGGTATAGGTATCGTCTGTGTACTTATACCCCAGGCGTTCCTCGCACAGGTCTTCCAGATTACGGGGATTGAACCTCGATTCTGCAAAGATATTTCCCATCACTCCGCAAGCTCCGTAAACTGATGCCCCGGCAGCGATCAGGCAGTTATATGCCGCATCCGTATTCATATTTCGTGAAATTGCCACGACGTTCTCCTTTCACAGCAAAAGAGCGGGTATGATGCCCGCTCTTTGACCTTCTTTATAACTACTGCTTGGATCCGTTTACCTTCCCGTCGTCCAGCAGGTCTTTCACGCCTTCTGCCGGAATTGCGCCGGCGCAAAAGAGGACGGTTATTGGCCGCCCTCACTCTGTTTTCTGTGTCTGCTTGATAATCTGATTCACATAATTGCTCAGCCCCGCCACAAGGATGCCCTGCGTGACCGCTGTAAAGACTGCCATCGCCGCCTGCTGGCCGGTGCACACCTCACTGGTAGCCAGCACCCAGATAGCACACAGTACAATGCTCACGCCGCCGAGAATCAGAGGAATATACTTGTCCTTTACAGCCTGTGCCTGTTTCAGGCCCATGCCCAGGAAGTACAGGACAATAGCTACAATGATCAGTTCCGGTTTTACATAATTCATAATCTGTTCCATATTTTTTATCCTTTCTGCTCTAAGTCATTGATTCTGTGGTTGGCAACTTTGATCTGCTCTTCTTGTACTTTAAGTTCCTGTTCCAGAGCATACGTTCTTTCTACTACATTATTATGCTTATCGACCCGTTTCGTGAGCTCTTCCAGCTTGTATTCCATCAGTGCCCGTGTCTTTTCCTGCTGACTGTGGTTACTGATCAGGCAGACCACAAGTGTAACGGCGGCACTGATGCAGGCTGATATGATTGTTTCCATATGTTTTTTAGTTCTCCTTCTTTTAAATTAGCAAAATCTTTCTTCGGTGCTACTCCACCGATTCCTTTGCTTCCAGATCTGCAGTATACTTATCATACTCATCCCAGATGTCGTTCTCGAATTTGTCAACAACATCATCGATATCCTTTTTATTGGCACGATACTTTCTACCGTTGTTGATGTAGCGATTGATGATTGGAACATCCGGATGTTTTGCATCCATATTGGCGTCCATAGACACAACGGTCTCGCCGTCAACTGTGATGATTCCAGAATAATGAATGTCCTTTGTGTAAGTTGCTGATACTGCCATATTTTTGTCCTCCTAAAAATTAATTTGTATCTCCAGAGATATTATCTCTCATGGATTCAAGTTCACTTCTTAGATCCGCAACCTCTATTTCAAGGTTCGATCTTCTTTGCTTTTCGAGTTGAAGCTCATGCGTTATTATCGCAATCAAATTGGTATATACCATACTATAAGTATCAATATAGCTATCCTCAGTGTTCTTCCTGTCGTGGTGTACCAGATCCAGCTCGTCTTCTCGGATTCCGAGTTCTCGCATGGCTTCTACGACATCCTGTGCGACGAATCCATAACAAATGCGCCCATCACCGTCAATCATCCGATACTGAACTGGTTTTAAGCGATCGAACAGCTCTGAATGAATATCCGTCTTATTGATCTTGCTCTCACCGAGTGGAAATATGTTTGTTTTGGCGCGGCGATCGGATGTGACCTGTGGGGAGTTTTTAACAATCAAACGCTCCCATACTCTTCCACTATCTCCCAACATAATCTTTTCGGAGTACGCCTTGGTCGGTGCGAACGCTCCAGTATACACTCCTCCAGACCAGCCACAGCCATAAAATTCGACCTCTGCCTGATAACCTTTCTTCTTTGATTCAAGAATAATGCTACCGTTACCAATATCGAAGTTTGCTTTGTTGTTGGCATCCGAGTAAGTATTTACAACGAAAGAATCGTCAACAGCCCCGGCTATACAGCTTCCAGAAGAACTTGATGTCTCCAATACAGATTCGTGGACACCTTTAATATCTACATATTCGCTCTGGATTGACAGAGCCGCATTGCCGGATTTTGTTTCAACCAAAATCTTACCGACACCGCCACATAACTCAATAACTGCATCTTTTGCGTTCTTTCCAAGCTGTATCAACTTATCACCATAATATGCGAGTGTCGTTCCTGCCCGGTTAAGAATCTCAAATGCTGATGCTGAAATCTTAGTCCGATAGCCAGACCAAGATCCGCTGGTTTTATTACCAACTTCCAATCCGGTCCCATCAGTAAACTGCATAAAGTTGGTGGCTGTTTTTGCTGCTTGTAAAGGATTCGCATTAATTGAACCAGATGGTAAAGAAGCTAATTTAGTTGATGTCCACGTCACTGTATATGGGCCAGAACCTTGAGTATAGTTAAATACTCTCAGATGTCCCCACGATTCATTTAATCTTGTTATAAGGCCCCACGTTGAAGTAGTCTTTTTATAAATCCATAACGACCATTCGCCTGAAGATCTTAGAAAATCCAATCCAGGATCTGAGTTATTTGCAGAGATAAAACTAAACTGGACATCTGTTGTCTCAAAACCTCTGCCGCCAAGTTTAAATGTTGTTGGCTGATTTGCATACGAACCTGTGATCTTTATTGTAGCAAATTCGACATAAAGATTTGACTCACCGTTTCCATCTACCGTATGCACTACCTGATTTGCGTCCTTACCTGCAGCGCCCTGTGGACCTTGAGGACCAGTTGCTCCAGTTGCTCCTTTATCTCCCTGAGGACCTTTATCGCCTTTTACACCTTGAGGACCTTGTGGTCCCTGAGGACCAGTTGCTCCTTTATCCCCTTTATCACCTCTTGCTCCAGTAACACATGCAGCTGTTGTCGTTGAAGTCGTGTTGTCAGTATAGGTAATCACCGATCTCGTCCAAATATATTTACTGTTCTCCCATCCAGGATAAGTCGTGCTCCACGATCCGCCGGACATGGCTGTTGCTGACGTTGATTTGTAATACTGTTCTACAATAGATTTAACGCCTTTACCGGTTGCACCAGTCCCTCCAGTATCTCCTTTATCACCTTTGGCTCCGGTTGCTCCCTGTGCTCCTGCAATGCAAACTCCATTTTGATTTGGCGAATACGTTCTGTTACCAGCTCCGTCCGTTGTTACCGTACGGCTCCACATATACTTTCCATTAACCCATGTTGGCGCTGTCGTCGACCATGATCCTCCAGAAAGAGAAGTCGGCGATGTCGAAAGATAATACTCCACGTCAACAAAAGACACATAATCCTCAGGTGCTGGAGTCCAGTCAGTTGCCGTATTGCCTTTTTCGATCTTAAGGTTTTTAAACTGATATGAGACCCCAACATTACTGTTCATTCCGGTAAAATATGTATTCTGTGAAGTTCCGCTAGGCAATGTTGCTGCTGATTTTACAACCCATACCAGTTTTGTCCATACATTCGCAACTGTTTTGTTGTTTACGGCTTTACATGATTGTATCAACATGTTTGAACTGTCACCATGTCTAAAGCCTGGATTCATCGATGTAGAAACACTTGCTTTGACATCTACGGATACGGTATAATTCGTGTCAGCCTCCCATTTTGTGCGTCCAATATAAGAAAACTGTATTACAGACCATCCGGATTGTTTTACCGAATCTCGTGTAAGCTTACATGTATTAACCCCAGTTTCGGATACAGATTCTTTGGAATAGCCGCCAGTTTGCATTGACCAACTCCATCCGGTTGTTCCTTTATTGGTATTGGTCGCCAAATTTCGTCCGCCGACGACAATTCCTTCCGGTGTACTACCAACGTTGTAAGCAGTTGAAGTTGTATTATCCGTATAGGTGATGATCGTACGAGTCCAGAAATATGGTTTGTCCGCACTTGTCGCCGGAGGAGTTGCTGACCATACTCCAGTAGGGATCGTAGTTCCAGACGAACTTGCCTGATATGTTACTGCAGTAGATTTAACGCCTTTTCCACTTGCACCAGTATCGCCCTTATCTCCCTTACTGCCGGTAGCTCCTGTTGCACCCCTCGGGATAATTGTATGGCTTATACACAAACCTTTCAGATCTCCAGATGCAGTATTACTCCGATAATAAGCAACATGAGCATTTTTTGTGTCCGTTGCAGTTCCAACGATTGCAAACATATCACCAATCCGGCAACCATTACGGATACCAGATGTGCTGGACCAAGTTTCTTCGCGATTAATCGTTCCATATCTTGTCCACTGAGACTCGGTGAAGGCATCTCTAACCACATTTGCCACAAGACTATATCCCTGTGAACCAGTAGCCCCTGTAGCACCTTTGTTACCATATACACCGATAACTCGTTTTGTTGTGTCTACAGTTGTCCCATTTGTATAAGTAATTGTCTCGTAGTTCCAGAGATATTTATTGCTCTCTGTCATTGTCGGAACCGTAGACGACCATGAGGTAGGAACAGTCGAATTTGACGCGGAGACTGCATAATGCTCGGTAATACTCTTAATACCATTTCCGGTTGATCCGGTATCACCTTTATCCCCTTTACTTCCCCGATCACCGTATGATCCAATGATGCAAGGCGCAGTTGTACTCGCCACGGTTCCGTCGGTATACTTCACAACCTCATAATTCCAAAGATACTTCTTAGCCGCAGACACCGACTGGACAGCTGTTGTCCATCCACTCGTCGCCGTTGTAACTCCGCTGGAAGATGCCGTTGCCAGGTAATAATTGACTACTGATCCAATACTCTTTCCATTGGTGCCATTTGCACCATTGGTTCCCATACGGCCGACACTATATATCGTGGATGTTGTGTTGTCAGTGTAAGTGATGATTGTACGTGTCCACAGATACTGCCCCGCGGATGCAGATGGCACAGACCCAGACCATGTGCCAGTTGGAACTGTTGTTCCGGAAGTTGAAACCTGGTATGCAACAGATGTCGATTTAACCCCCTTACCCGTATCACCCTTATCACCTTTGGCTCCAGCCTCGCCTTTGATTTTCGCCCACTTATACGTTCCGACACTTGTAGGATCATCTTTTGCATAGTCCACGCATGTTCCGATATAAGCGCCAATATCCTCACCACTGTTCCCGGTGAATGTCTTCCCACCGTCATTACTATATTTGATGTGCAGATAACTGGTTTTCCCGTCTGCTCCATTGGTACCTGAAATTCCCTGTTTTCCCTGTGGCCCCTGCGAACCTTCCAGCTGCTGCCAGCTGTACTTCTTCGGATCATCCGAATCCGTCTGTGTAAAATCCACATACGTTCCAATGTATTTTGACGGTGTCTCTGTCATCTGAGACGCAGAGGTCGGATTCGAAACCGCAGAATATTTGATGTGAAAATACGTCGTTTTTCCATCTTTTCCGTCAGCGCCTTTGGGTCCCTGAATTCCCTGGTCACCTTTTTCGCCCTGCAGGCCGCGCAGTCCTTGCTCGCCCGGATCTCCCTTATCTCCTTTCGGCCCCTGAAATTTGCTCCAATGATACTTCGCCGGATTGGTGCTGTCAGCCTTGGTAAAATCCACGTATTGGCCTATATACGTTTTATCGACGGCGTTGGTTGTCGAAAAGCCTGTCTTTCCATCCGCGCTTGTTGCATAAGCGATATGCAGATAACTGGTTTCACCATTCGCACCGTTTTCTCCAGGGGTTCCATCGGCGCCGTCCTCTCCGTCATCGCCCTGAAATTTTCGCCAGGTGTACTTGGTCGGATCTGTACTGTCCTCCAATATATAGTCCACGTAGGTACCGATATATTTTCCTGTATCCTTCCGCAACTGATTTGCTGTCGGGTTCGGAACATCAGCATATCTCACATGGAAGAAACTAGTCAGACCATTCTTTCCGGGCTCTCCCGCAATTCCCTGCTCTCCAACAACCTTTACCCAGGTATAGATGCTCGGGTCTGTAAGTACCGGCTGTTTTGTCGTCTGATTGTATGCGATACCCATGTATGTCTTTCCAGCTGATTTGAGCGATATTCCGCCGCCCGTTTCCGTATCAGCAAACACAACCCAAGTGTAAAACGTCCGGTTCTTTGCCAGTTTTTCAAACTGTGCAGCCAGGCTCTCCATCTTTTCTGAAATTCCACTCGATTTCAGCTTGTATTCGCCCAGCGTTGCCGTGTACTCATCATTGCAAATGGAGGACTCCAGTTTCATGATTCTTGCAGACAAATACAGTTCTCCGGCATCATCTACAATGTTCACTGTATCGCCGATCTTGATTCCATCCGGCAGATACGCCAGTTCCACTTCGTAGGATACGGCTGCATCATAGATCTTTTTCAGCTTTGATACGGCACGATTGCACAACTCTGACTGACTTAACGTATCATAGGTGTAAGTCTGGACAATATGACCGGTTCCATTTCCTTTTTCGGAAAGATACCGGCTCCATTTGGCCACTGCGCTCCGGGAATAAATCGTACTGCCGGACAGATATATATCGCCGTCATCATACCTATACCCTTTCAGATTGATCGGCGTTTCACTGTCTTCCGGATATCCGCCGGTAACGGAAAGTGCCGTAGCCAGATCTTCTACTGAACTTTTTACAATGATATTTTTCACTTCCCGGTTGATCCGAAGTTCTCGCCCCTGATCTACGCCGCGCTTCTTATGCAGGTTGATATATTTGTGCTTGATTTTCAACCGGTCGATTTCAAAAGTATAGGAAACTTCCGCGTCAAACTGCGTGGCAACGCTCAAAATACGCTCAGAAGCGGTGGTCTCACCCTCCCAGGACAGTTTCCGGTTATAATTGCTGACCTCATTGATTCCAATTTCAAAGCCGGAATCGTCGCTGAATTTTTCAACATAGTAGCTCGCTGGATATGCCTTGTCTGCTTTGTATTCGCCAACTGTCTCGTTCAGGAGATCCATACCGGCATCCTCGGCATAGATTTCTACTTCCTGTTTGAAAATATTTTCTTCGCTGGTAATGATCGTATAAAATTCCTGCTCATCGCCATTCTTCCGAAGAATATAATTGCCAACAGAACCATACTGTTTCGCATCATTCCGCGTGCTCGCCGTGTAATTCAGCGTAAATTCTAGTGTAGCAACACCTGCTTCCACCTCTTCTGTTTTCAGATCATCAGAAATGTACAATCCCTTCGGTAGCTCTGTGCTTGCCTGCCCAATGACATTCATATGTCGGTCCGCAAAATATAAAATCATAGAAACACCTCCCTGTATTTCATTGTGTATGTTGGCTGTGTTGCCCAGTCCGATGCAATGCATTGGATCTGATTCATTCCAGGCTGCAGGCAAAAGTTCTCCCAATCGTTGCCCAACGCACCAAGATCCTGTCTCGGAAGTCCCTGTAACATGACCTCTCCATTGCTACAGTCAGCTGTCAAAACCTGATTTACCGAAAATTTATTCGGAATATCACGCCATTTTTCTACATTGTCAATTCTCACGAAGATGCCGCGGAAATAATTTCTGGTGACAAGCTGATTTCCTGTATTTCGACTTCCCCACTGTCCCAAATACAATTTCACTGTTGCCACTTTCACATCTTTTAATTCTGGAACTGTAAATTCCGGATAACTGCCCTTCCAGAAAAAACGTATTTTCTCTCCATGTTTCATCATGTCGCTTGCGCCATACGTTTGGCTGTATGGGTTTGCATCTTTTCGATGGCAAGGTTCAAAAGTATATGTTTTGACGATACGCGGGTTGTTTCCACCTACCCACATATTCATGTGCGCTGTGTTTCCGATCGTATCGGTTTTGTATATCTCCTGGCAGCAGATCATTTTTCCGTTCGCATCGCAGAAAGCAATCGCCTGGCAGCCCGTCTGCCCCATAAGACCAGTTTCAAACCAGCTGTTCATGTAACAATAGAGGTGCGTCGCTCCCTTTGCTCCATTGGAATCTACCACATCAATAGATTTCATAGCTCCATTCCAGCCGTTTGTGTTTGGACTTACATATCCACTGCTGGCCAGATACAGACCTTTGATGCTGTCTACGCTCATGACACCCAGCTTTCCAGCCGTCTTGCTGTTACTGTATAAGAAGTTGCTCCCTGTATCATCTTTCCACGCCGCATCCTGTGACCAGACATATTGGTCAGCATAGCTTGTTATCAGTTCGCTTTTTTTGTATGTTTCTCCGTTCAACTCATCCGGATCACCGAACTGAAGAATTTTCTTGGAGTCATTTACAAAACCTACTACTCCATTTTCACTGTGCATTACTGCCTGAAGCTTTGGAAAGGCCCGATAAGTGCCGTTGTACGACACAATGAACGTTTTTCCGTCATCCGCAGTCGGATTCACCGTAAATTCTTCCACCGAATACTTGAATGGATCCGCGCAGTAAAATTCCAGCTCCGCAGTGATCGCATTTCTTCCCGCCGGCACTTCACTCGTTCCCTGCTTTGTTCCGATATAATATTTGTCCGGTTCATCTGCAAAAATAAGGGTTGCCTGTTCTGCATCCAGAAGAGCATTCAGTTTGTTGTAAGCACTGCGAAAAGCTGCATTATCTTCGGCTACCAGCTGATATCCCACCACAATAGTCCTTGGCTGATAACGCTTTCGTCGATACTTTGTACCGTCAGACACGCCTGTTTCCAGATCTGTAATCTCCGTACCCAAAATTTCCCGGCCGGACACATAAAGTGTCCGATAGCCGGGAATTACGTTCTCAAGATAACTTCCATTAAACATGAGAGCCTCCGAAGGCAGGTTCTGCCCTGGGTATCGCTCTGTTGTATCTACAAAGTTATACATTCATTCTCCTGCCTTTCTTTCGGTTCTCCCTTGTCTCCTGTTTCTCAATTTCTTCTCGTGTATACGTTGCGGTCGCTTTTCCGATTTCTCTTCCGTCCAGATTAACGGGTACATAGATGGTATATTTTCCATTACTGCTGTACTGGTAGCTGTCGTTCAGGTCTTCAGATCCTGTCCGAAGGCTCATTCCGATTTCCGGCGCAGGTGTAAGCTCCGGAACCTGTATCAATTCCATGGCGGCCTGCCTCGCCTCCTGCACATGATCCATAATGCCGTTGACCCAGCCGATACCGAAATAATTGCCGAGTTTATCTGTCACCCGTGATGGGCTGTGGATCTGCGCTTTTGCCCGGATCGCCGCTTCTGCAGCCGCCGCAAGCTGTGCCGCCACTGCCCTTACATGTCCAACTTGGCTTGCCATACCATTTGCAAGGCCCATTCCGATGTACGCGCCGCTGTTATAGGCACCGCCTGCCGATGATCGCATGATAATTACAATCGAATTTGACATTGTTCCGGCCGTAGAGACCGCCTTTGACATTCCTGCTGAAACGCCATTGTTGAAATTATTTCCAACCGCTTTTCCAGAAGTTTTTGCCTTGCTTTCTCCCTGAGAAAACTGCTTAATTAATGCACTGATAGCGGATTTTGCTTTGTTCTCCAATGCATCCAACCCCGAATTTACAACATTGACGCTCGATTTCATGCTCGTGAGCGATTTTTCTGCGCTCTTTGCATTTCCAGCAATTGACTTCATGCTGGAATTTACTGATTTCAGAGCAACTACCATAAGACCGGTTCCTGCGGCTCCGGCCACCATTGCCGCTGCAAATACGCCAACTGTTACAGCTGCCGCGCCAGAAGATCCTGCCAAAATCACAAAAACCGCACTGGCCGCAGTACCTGATCCAAGTAATGCCGCCAATCCGGCTGCACTGACCCTTGCACCAGCCGCTACAAGTGGAAATGCTGCTCCCATAATTGTCAAACCTGCACCTGCCATCACAAGCGAAGCTCCAAGCACCGCTGCTCCGGCGGCCAATACAATTACTCCTGCGGCTGCAACCAGCGCAGTTACACCGACCAACGCAAGACCAACTCCGAGCGCGGTTGCGCCAATTCCTCCAACAGCAGCTCCGGTGCCAAAAACAATCATGCTTGCACCAAGCTGAGCAATAGCTACCGCTCCCTGGCTTCCATATTGTACGATCGAAGGAAGAACAGCAGACACAACCGCCAATGCCGCGCTGGCAATCAACGCACCTGCTGCCACCAAAACAATAGCGGCTCCAAATGCAATAAAGCCAACGGCTCCCACTGTCAATGCTGGTCCAAGAGCAGCCGCTCCCACTGCCAGCAAAGCGATTGCCGCAACCATACCAACCATACATCCAATGGCCAGGGGACCGGCATTTGCAAGATTAATAGCCGCCAGGGATAACAATCCGATTCCAGCTGCCGCAATTAATACCGAGGCCCCAAACGCAACAAATCCAACTGCTCCGGCCGAAAGTGTTGGTGCTACATTTTTCGCTACCAACATCAAACCGGCAAGCGCTACGACCATTCCTGCCATACATCCAATGGCCAGGGGACCAGCATTCGCCAACTGAATTGAAGAATACGCCAGCAGTGCCAAACCTGCGCTAATCATTAATACAGCCGCTCCCAACGCCAGAAGCGCCGGTGTCATCGCTGTTAATTTCTTCGACCCGCCAGACATAGACGAAAGCATCTTTGTCATACCAACTGCAAGTCCTACTACAACACCAATCAAACCACCAAAAACAGCGATTGCCCCTGGGCCAGCGTTGGTTACTGCAATTGCAGACTGCGCAAGCAAATAGAATCCAGCACTAATCGCCAGCACCCCGACACCCATCATCATAAATGCTTTTGCAGACGCTACCATTTTCTTTGCACTGCCACCGCTTGATTTGCCAACCGCTTCCTGTCCTTTTGAAACTTTGAATAGCCCAGGCGCGATTTTTCCAAGGCCAGCCTTTGCCAGTCCTCCAACAGCTCCTGTAAACGCACCAATAAATGGTGCTACGGCCTTAACAATTTTGAAGCCTTTATATGCAACCAATAGTTTCGGAAGCGCTACCGCTACTTTTGCAATCGCGTCCGAATGTTTTTCCAGAAATCCCGAAACTGCTACAATTCCATCTTTAACCTTGCCCAAAGTGGTTGAGAAATTTTCAATACTTTCTGTGCTGCCAAAAGAACCTGAAAGTTTCTTAATATCTCCTATGATAGTTCCAGCCGCATCGCCCAGCGCTGTTCCCGCTTCCACTGCATCCGTTTTGAAAATATTCCAATATGGTTTTGCTTTCTCGACCATTGATTCTATTTTATCGACAGCCTTTTCAATTCCTTTTCCACTGGCAAGTTTTTCATCGATTTTTCCAACCATCTCAGTTGCGATGCCAACCAAACCTCTCATTTTTCCGCCAACCTGGTTGAATGCGGTGATTCCAAGCCCTTCCATAGCAGACTGCAGTTTCACAACATCGTGCTGCAAGTTATCCATTTTTATTTCTGCCATTTCTTTGGCCGCGCCGTCACTGTTATAGATGGCATTAGTTAACTTGTCAAAATCCTCTGGTGCCGCACTCACGATTGAAAGCAGACCTGACATACCCTCTTTTCCAGCTAATGTAGCAGCATATTTGGCCTTTAACGCTCCCTCTGCTCCATAAGCCTTTTCCGTTAAATCTGCTAATGCTTCATTATACTTCTTTTCTGTCAGCTCTCCATTGGCATACTTTTCGTCAAGTTTTGCAAGATTCTCTTGGAACTGATCCATTGGCATTTTACATTGTCCAAATGCACCTCGCAAATCCGTTACAATGTCCATCAGAGACTTCATAGAGCCATCACCATTCTGCAAGGATATGCCCAAATAATCCATTGCGTCACTGATATCATCTGTTGGCTTGGCAAGATTTGTCAGGATAGTTCGGAGGCTGCTACCAGCCATACTGCTTTTCAACCCTGACGACGCCATGAGTCCGAGGGCAATGGCTGTATCTTCTACGCTGTATCCTAACGATCCAGCTACGGGAGCCGCATATTTAAAAGATTCGCCCAGCATAGCAACGTTGGTGTTAGAATTTGCCGAAGCTGCTGCCAGAACATCAGCAAAATGTGAAGCGTTGGAGACTTCTTTTGTAAAACCATCTTTGATAATTTTGGTGGTGCCATTCGCCGATAAACCGAAAGCTGTCATAGCATCTGTTACGATGTCGGAAACGCCAGCCAAATCTTCTCCCGATGCAGCGGCCAGATCCATTACGCCTTCGATTCCATTTAACATATCCTCAGTTTTCCAGCCGGCCATTGCCATGTACTCCATCGCAGAAGCTGTCTCACTTGCGGTGTACTGTGTGGATTTTCCGAGCTGTTTCGCCTTTTCAGACAGCCGATCAAAGTCAGATCCTGTAGCCCCGGAAATAGCTGCTACAGATGACATAGCATTCTCAAAATTCGCACCAGCGCTTATTGCTCCTGTAGTCAGACTTTTTAATCCACTTCCGACTGCCGATACTGCCTTGGATCCGATCGCCGCCATAGCGCCGAATCCAATTCCACTTGTAAGCGTATTTTTCAGATTTTCAGCATAACTGTTGCATGATTTCATCATTGAGGAGAAGTTCTTATCTTCCGCGCATAAAACCGCCTTTACGCTATAAGATTCTGCCATCTGTTCACTCTCCTCTCTTTAACAATTTGGATATTCCGGCGAATCGTGGATCACCCTTCTTGTGCTTCTTTTCCTTCACATTTTTTAATTCTTTTTCATAGTCAAAGAAATTACGGAATCGCTTGTATACTGGCACTGTTTTCTTTCCGGATTTTTTTTGCGCTTGGGCCGCAAAATTCAGAAAGGCCTGCCGATGTGCCCTGTATTCGTCGTCTACTATTCGATATCTCAGCGCTTCCATCATAATTTCGTACTGTGCAATCGTCAGACGATCAACCTGCTCAAACGATGTGAATCCCAGATACCGGAAGCAGCTGATTGCAACTTCCCGGTATTGTTCTTCGAAACTCACCTCTTCATGGGCTACGCCACCTACTTCTTCGCTTTTTCTTCCTCGATCGTCTTCTCGAGATTCTGGACGCATTTCTTCGTAGCATTTGCATTCTTTAAGAAACCCATCGTATCTTCGAAGAGCTGATTGATATCGGTATCCGGATCATCAATATATTCATCCAGAATTTCTGTAGTTGCTCTCGGATTCTGCCCTTTATTCGCTACGAGTAACAGATCCTCAAGAGCCTCTACATCTCCGTCCATGATCCCTGCCACAGCGTATCTCAGGCCAATATTCTTCTTGGCATCTTTTACTCCGTCTACCGGCATGCTTACTTTCTTGTTCATTTCTCTCATGAATCCCATGCCAAAATTAAACTGATACACCTGTCCGTTGATTGTAAGTTCCATATCGTTTTTCTCCTTTACTATTCAAAAAGAGGACGATTTCTCGCCCTCAACACTTTTACGCTCCTGTTTTTGTCGTATCTGTAAATACGTAAGCTGCTATTTCCTGCTGCGCGGTCGTTACGGTTACATCACCTTTCTGACCGGTTCCATTGACACCAAAGGTAAGAGACACCTCCACCATATCTTCGGCGTTTGAAGTCTTTTCTACCTCCGTCACATAGCCCTGGAAGTATTTTCCTTTAAATTTATTGCTTCCGCTGGATGCTGGATCATCCAGATTTGCTTCCCAGATCTCGACCAGTTCATCATTGATCATGGCATCTTCAAGAGAGTCGATCAGCGTGTCGCCCTTGGCAAGAATACTGGTTGCCGTAATCTCAACCTCGGCTGCTCCCGGGGTACGGATCGTGCCATCCTTTGTCTCTGTGGTATCGGCATCTTTACTTGTCGTTCTGCCGTTCTCTGTCGTAAACGCTAATGCTGTAGCTGCATTTTTAGCCGCATCTTTTTTAAGGCGGTACAGATAAACGATCTTTTTACCACGTACCGCATCTGCGAATAACTGTAAATCAATTGTTTTTCTCATGCTGTTCTCCTAACTAAATAAAAAAGTCACTTCTACAATTCCATGAAGAAGTGGCTGGTTGGTGGTTGTATCCGGCAATATTCTCTGATTTAAGTCCTTCACGGACCAGGAAAAGTTGCCGGTGTGCTCCAGATGTCTGCAAATCTGCTTGATCTGCAGAAGCATCTGTGAAACTGTGCCGCGCTGCCGCGGATTATCGTGCCAAACGTGGATTGTCTGGCTTACGTTGCCGAACACAGCCGTTTTGTTGGCCTGATCATTCAAGTCGCTGTCCGCCAGATAGACAAACGGATATGGCGTGCCTTCCGGCGGTAAAAACGTGTCATACACACTGTCCGGATACTGTTTTTTCAATTCCAGAAGCAATGCACTGAATAATTCCTGCTGTGGGTCCATGATGTCACCTCGTAAGCTTTTTCAAATCGGATTTGAACTGTTCTTTCTGTGCCGTATAGGAAGGACGCATATACGGCTGTGCGTTCATGTACCGGGTTCCGTACTCCACATACGCCGCATACTCTGCCGTTGGCTCTACTTCTGCCGTAAGGCCGCCATCTCGGATCTCAAGACCGATGTGTCGTTTCAAGTTACCAGTATCCACTGGAGCTTTTCTCTGTGCGGCCTCCTGCAGAGCTGCACCATTATCCTTTACTATCTGTTTCACTTTACTCATCTGCACGTTTTTCTTCAATTTGACCTGCAGTTTTTCCATTCCTTCCAGCTTGATTTTCGGCATCAGACCACCTCCGATAGTATAAAAGTCTGTTTCACGCGAAGTTTCCGCGTATAGTCCACTCCATAGGTCGTGTTCCCGATCCGGATCCGATCAAACGGCTTCTGGTAATGATTTTGAAGCTGTACGGTCACGCTGCCCTGACGGATTCCTCCGTATACGATCTGCATGATCTCTGCCCTCGTATCCATCACAGAAGCCATTTTCCGCACCTCTGTGACCTGGTCTGCAGCATAGTTTCCGGTTTTCGAATCATATTCGCCCGGCAGTACCCGTTGGAAGAAAACTGGCGTATCGTATCTCACAGAAACTTCACCTTTCCCTTTCTTGCCTCCTGCTGACTGTCCAGATAGGACTGAATATCATCCATGTACCCGGCAAAATCATTTTCAGACCAGGAAAGGCTCTCGCCCTCAACACTGTGAGAGGAGAGCCCTTCCGAGCCGATCCGGTTGAATCGAATGACCGAAACATCCAATATGATGTATTCCATCTCTTCCGGCGGCTCCAGACCGCCAAGAAGAAATTTCAGCCGCTGTTTCGTGGCATTCAGAATCAGCTGTAACTGCTGTTCTGTCTTTTTGTCTGTATCTTCCATCCCAAGAAGCAGTTTCAGATCTTCGATCATAGGCTGCCTCCTACTCTGCCAAGGAATCTACTGCCTTATTCTTGCTTTTCACTTTGCCTGCCTTTTCCGGCTCCACCAGCTCGATCAGTGGGATACCACGCAGATTTTCAGCAGATGCAAGCTCTGCCAGGCGGGCTTCGGATACCTTGAGTCCCTCACGCGGGAAGGCATCGCCTGCTCTGTATTCATGGTCATTGTCCTGCAAATCAGTAAAATACTCGATTACTCTGTACATATATCATCACCCTTTCTCAGCTCTTCACAGCTACTGTTACATCGCCGGAACGAACTGCTTTGTAGTTCTGGTCGCACTCAACCAGCGTAATATGATGCCCTGCTGTAGATGCGATCTCGGACTCTCCATCCCATTTGCTCCAGTTCTTCACATCATCGCCGTATTTCACGGTAGTTGCGGATGCCGCATCTTTGTACTTCCAATAGTTATTCACAGACATGATCTGCTCTTTTACAGAAATCTTAGTCTTTCCATCTTCTGTTCCTGCTTCAGATGTTACATTCAGAGTTCCGAGCGTCTGCGCATCAGATCCACCAACGGAAATATAGGCGATAGCATCCAGATATTCGCAGAAGATTCTGAGACCCATAATAGCGTACAGATCCGAAATTGCTCTCTCATAGGTACCCTGTGCATGGAAGCCGATGAAATGAGTGGTTGGGTCTGTTGTGTAACTGAGACCGGCCTTTGCAAACTCAGAGTCGCCTGGATTGATGTAATATCCGACGATGTTATTGAGTGGAGTTGCAATAACAACGTTTTCCGGGATTTCAGAGCTTACAAACACAACCTCTGCGCCCAGAAACTTTTTCATGTACTCAAATCCGAAGGCAGTCTGCAGGGAAATATCCGCAGCACCAACATATTTGTACACATCCAACGTATTCACCCACACTGCTACGCCGGTGGCTGTTCTTTTCATCTTTTTAAATTTATCTTTGACTTTTCCGATCGCCATAGCAACCGCCATCTGCCAGGTACTTTCGTGGCCAGTCAACGATCCTGCTTTCAGCTGTGTATACAGTTTGTCCATGACAACATTCTGCAGATCGGTTTTGAACTCTTCATCGGTATCCTGCACTGCAGCATCGTATCCTTTTTCTGCGATTGCTTCCAAGGTTACTCCCTTGCGATATTTTTCAATACGGATGGTATCAAACGGAATCTCTTCTACAGCGTACCGGGAGTATGGAATTTCTTCTCCTTCTTTCACCTCTCCGGACTGCAGGGTTCCTGTTACCTTTTTGGTCTTTAAAATAGTATTGTTGTCCTTCTTGATCATTCGGGCAATGCCCAGAACATCAAGCAGTGCCTGGATGTTTTTGCCGAAAGATGTTACAAAGTCAATCTCACGGGCTTTTACCTGGATCTGTTCCTGACCTGTCATGTTATCCGGTGCCGCAAATACCTGCAGTCCTAATTTTCCGATTTTATGCATGCTGTTTTCCTCCTACTGAAATAATGCGATATTTTCCGCAATCAGCCGCTGCCGTTCGATCGGGTTGCTGACTGCGAGAATCTGCTCTTTCGTCACAGCGCCTTTTCCGCCGGATCCGCCCTTTGGTGCATTCCCCTTCAGGGCATCTTTTACGGCTGCCTGCACTGCATCCTTGTACATTTTCGCGAAAGTTTCAACCGCCGTCTTGGTATCCTCAGCGCTTTCAGATACCAGATGCGTCAGAAGTTCATCCGGGATGTTAATTTCTTCATCTGTCAGCATCTTTCTGGCTGTTTTTGACATCTCCGAAAGTGCATTCTGCCGTTTCAGATCCGCCAGTTCTTTCTCCAGCTTACGGTTTTTGTACTCCGCTTTCTCTTCTTTTGTCATCTTCGCGAGCTTTTCCGCCTCTGAAAGCTTGTCATCAGTCAGTGCCCGCCACTTTTCCTGTGCTTTGGTCACTGCTGTGTTTACCGCTTTATTGACCCTGCGGTCAAACTCCGCTCGATTCTCTGCCTGCCTCAGAAAATCATCAAATGACATCTCATTGCCGCTATTTTCAGAACCTGCTCCAGCTCCGTCCTCGTTTCCGTCTCCGGCTCCGCTGCCGTCTCCTTCGCCATCTGCAAATAACTGCAGGTTGATCATTGGGATTCTCCAACGATTGTTTTTATACTTCATGTTCGGTCCTTTCTGCCCCGTCCCGTTCTATAAAAGCCCCGTGCCGTTGCTCCAGAATCATAGTTTAACGACATTTCGGTCACATCGGTTACACGATCCGGACATGCTCCGGAAATTCATCGGCCATCAAGCAGACGCCGACAAAAAAGGAATCCACCAGAGTTTTTGCTTTCTCCGATAGATTCCCATACTGTATATCAACCCATCCGGGCGATACTTCGTATTCTATTTCATCCCTTGTCAGGTCCTCAATCGAGCGGATCAGCGTCCGCACGAGGCTGGAAACGCCTGCACAGACAATATCCTGCCCGTTCGGTGCATACATTGCATGACCGGATACCTTAATTTCGTTCTCGCGAACAGATACTTCAATCACTTACGCCTCCGCAAAAATCCAGTCTTCCGCAAGCATATCCGCCTGAGATGCAAGCCACCCCATCTGCACGCCAGAAGTTCCAACGAAAGCTACCGCCATATTGCCGATTGCATCATGCTCACAATTTACGATCTGATCATCTGCAGTTCTGTAGGAAATTCCGGTTGCGAGCTGAATATACTGTTTCTTCCCGTTCCAGCCTTTACGTGCTACTTTGAATCCTCTTTTCAGGTACTTAATTGCTTCACCGAAAGAAAAGGCTGCTTCTCCTCCGAGCTGCGGACAATTGCTCTCATCTGCAGCAATCCATTCATCAGAAAGAATGTTGCCTACCGTATATTCGACCACCTGAGTCTCTCTGATGTCCATCTCATTCCCGTCTTTGGTATGCATAATGATGGTTTCTTTTTTCGGATTCCAGTACCAATATCCTCCCCAAGACGGTAATTTCACTTTAATTCCAGATTTCATCACTTTCAATGCTTCTTCAAACTTCATTTTCAAATCCTCTTTTCTTTAAAAATGGGCATAAAAATACCACCGGCCTCTCGACTGGTGGTTAATTATACAAACGGAACCATCTCTTTTACATCTTTCAATGTCCTTTTTGCCTTTTCAATCAACGAATTTTCAAACAGATAAGAAATACCTTTTGGCGTGATAATGGCATCAGGCAGATCGCCTAAAAGCACGCCATCTTTCGTATGATTAACAGCAATACCTTTTACATATTCTTCTGTAATCAGACTTAAAATGATATACTGCCAATAATTCTCAGGAATATTATAAGCCGATGCTGTAAGGTAACACGCTTCTGGTTTTTCGCCCTTTTTCAAGCATTCATACAGATATTTCAGTACCTGGTATACAATCACGAAATAATCATTCTGAGCCATTTGCCCTGTCTCCTTATCATCAGTTGATAATTAACTGATTCTTGCAAGAATCACAGTAAAAAGTATTTGTTTTTTCGCGGTCGCCAACTGGAATCATAATGCCTTTTTTGCATTTCTTGCACAAAACTTTTTCGCCTTTTCTCAAGAGCTTTACTCTCTCATGAGGTGGAATATTCAGAGTATTCGTCATAAACAATCACTCCCATTTCAGATTCGGATATTTATCATTTATATGATTAATTATATCCTGGACAACTTTTTCTGTCAATTCGATGTTTTGATGTCTGTACTCATTCATATAACATTGTAACTCTTGATTTTTGGTGTTTGGCTTGTTGATTTTGGCATGTGTAGCCTCGTGAATCACTGTAATAGCTGTCTCACGAACCGTTTTGGTGTTATCAGCATAAATGTTGATTTCACCATCTTCGAAAAGTCCATCCAGTCCCTCGTCGACATCAACTCCGTACCATACCTTTATTTGAATATCATTTTCCTGAAGATATTCCAACATTTCCGTTCCGATGCTGGACTTTTTCATTTCTTTCATGATATTTCGAGGTTTGATAACGTCTCGCCCCTTTGATCTGCCATCCAATGTTTGGAATATGCCTTCGTTGTCTTTGTATCTCGCCTTTCTGTTTTTCGAAGCTTCCCATTCTTCTGTGGTACCACCCTGCTCCAGAAATTCCAACCATTTCTCATACTCTGTGCTGTCTTCATAGGCCGCCGTAGAGCAGTGGCATCGCGGATGCATCGGCGGCGCATTTGTCCCTGGCATCATATCCTGCACCCTAAAATGCTTACCGTCCAACGCCTGGCACCGCTCGCAGACATCTGCATTCCCGCAGGCAACGTATGTATACTCTTCGAATCCATTTCGGATATAGGACTGTTTCTGAGCTTCTGTCTGGACTCTGGCAAGCTCCGTGACCATGAGCCGCTCTGCATCCTCCCGGCTTGCACCGAAGCGTTTCTGCAGGTGCACCGCAAGCTCCCGCGGGTTCTTGCCCTGGATCAGCCCTGTTTTCAGCAGCTTGTCCAGCTCTGCTTTCAGCATATCCTGATACATCCAGATTCGATCGGAATAAGTGGCGTTATGGAATGACGCATCGACAATTGCCCGCGCCATTTTCCCATTTTCCTGCACGGAATTGCCAAGAATGCCCGCCTGCCTGCGAAATTCTTCTATCGTCTGCTGTGTCAGCGTCTTATCAAAGTATTTCTGCAGTTCATCGAAACCGGATACCATTTCCAGCCCGATATTGGCTTTCAGCAGTTCCAGACGGTTGATCTTCATGGTTGCATTGTACAGCCGCATCTCTTCATTCGCCTGGTCGGAAAAATCTTTTTCTTTGACGTATTTCGCCGCTTTCCTGCCATACTCTTCGATATCGAGCTTGGAAACCCTTCTCTTTGCTTCTGCCAGCGAAATCTTCTCAGCATTGGCGTATTTTGCGTAAAATCCATCGATTTCCTTCTGAATCTGATCCGCCATATACGCATAGGTCTTCCGGATCTCTTCTGCATAGGTCTGCTCAGACATCTTATTCTTCTTGGCATGTTCCGTCTCACGTTTCTGCCAGTATTCCTTACTCGTCATCCTGTCCACCGCCGCCAAACATCTGCTTCATCACTGGATCCGCTCTCACCTTGTTCTGATCGGTATCAATTTTCTTGATTTCATCCTGTACATTGTCCACAATAGACAGCACCCCGAGCTGTGTTTCCTGGCTGACCACACCTTCCAGATTCTTCGCGATCTCTGCCTCTTCCTGCAGGTTTGCCGGGAAATTTGGTGTAAAATGTGGATGGATCTTCACCCAGTCATCTTTTTTCATTCCTGAGACCGGATTTGAGAAAATCAGACGATACCTCCGGTTCATTCCGCTGGTAAATTTCCGCTCTTTCGTTTTTTCCAAGTTACTCATTGCCTGCAGCTTATATTTCATGGCGATGCCGGAACTGGTGCCAAAATTCTCGTCCGAGATATTGGCCACCATGCTGATATGGAAAATGAGCTTTTCCAGACGATCGATCAGATGCTCCTGCGTGGTATCACCATCCGGTTTCTGAAGAAATTCGACAATCAACCGTTCGGTGTCCCCGTCGAAATTAATGATTCTGTCATCCCGGATATGCGCCACATCGTCTTCTTCCAGCTTGGAACCAAGAACCTTGAGATAGGCATCCGCGAAATAGTCAACATCATTGGCTTTCTCGCTGATCGCCTTGTTGTATGCATTAATCATCGTAAGGACCGGCTCGAAGATTCCCATACGCTCCTTGTTTTCTACGTACTCCGATGCCGGAACGCCGTCGAAACCGTGTATCTTCTCGTCTGCATCCCAGAGCAATTTTCCTTTGATTGTAAACCAGCGGACCTTCGTCTCGTCCGATACGCTTCCATGAAGGGTCTGATTCGAATCGTAATACAGTCGCACGAAATATCGTTCCCTTTCCAGCACGGAATCGTCGTAGATCATGAATGCATCCAGCGGGCTCAGATAGGTGATACCGATATTTCCGTTCTCATCTACGTAATACATTTCATAGCCTTTACCGAAGATACTGCAGATCTTGGACAGTTCGGCATTGTTATCGTCCTGATCATTATACTGATCCAGAAAATCAACATATTTCTCAACCGCTTCGTTTCCATCGTCTACCTGCAGTTTGATCGGATGCCCGATGAAGAAGCCGTTCATCGTATCCACGATGTATTTCGCAAAGTTGACCATGATCCGGTTGTCCGGCTTCCACTTGGGCTTTAACGGCTCATGCAGGATCGGGTAATCCGTCTCGTAGGCCTCCTGCAGCCTGCTGTATCTAAATGCGCACTCTCCGGCATGCCGCATGATGAATTCGTTCAGTTTAGAATCCGTCAGTATCTCCTCAGACGGCAGTCTGTATAAATTCGTGTGCAACGCTAAATTCCTCCTTTCACTTTTCTGTTCAGCCTCGGTCGCTCCCCAAGTATTGTATATACAAAATATCTTACAGCGTCCATCGCATGATCATATTGCTTCACTGGCTTGTCTTCTCCGTTTTCAGCAGCTTTTTTATCCCAAATATAAGATGCAAATTCTTTAATTGTATTTATACAAGTCGTTGAAAATACAATTTTTTGCAAATTCAATTTGGTTGCTACCAATCGAATTCCGTCCTCTACATCATTTTTGGCTTTTATGATTTTGAATCCACGTTTTCGCAATTCCGCAATAAAAGAAGCAGCCGCAGGATCCACTATAATTGCGCGAATTTCCATCTTATCCAGCCAATTTTCCAAGTCATCTGCATACTCTGCATCCGTTTTCTGCTTTCCTTCCTCTCGTCCAGAATAATAATATTCTTTCGTACAATACCAAACGCCATCCGTTCCTTTTTCCCACAGGAGAAACACCGTTGCATTTTGAGTTCCATAATCGCAACTGACATATCTATTGCTGTCAAGCAATAAATTTTCAAATAGCGATGGATCTTTCACATGTTGTGCTTCGCTGAACATATCGTAGATAATACCCTCAGCCATAGCCCACAAGCCCAGGATATATCTTTTATAGAACACCCCGGTATACATGTTTCGGTATCTGATTTTTATTTTCTCGGATAGGCTTAGGTTGTCATCCATTGTAAAATGGAGATACAGCAGCTGTTTTTCTTTCCTTTTGTCAATCCAATTGAGCTTAAACCAGTGATATGGGCCGTCCGGGTTGCAGTTAAACCAAAATTTGGAACCTTCAACGGAGCATCGGCCGGTTGCCTGATTGACGAAGGATTCCGGCATCAGCGCAACCTCATCAAAGAACACACCCGCCAGCGTGATACCCTGAATCAAATCTTGTGAACGCTCATCTTTTCCGCCAAAAATATAAAAGTAGTTCTCCGCATCGCCTTTTCTGATCAAAATGAGGTTGTCCGCTCTGCGGTCAGTTACGGAATATCCTCTGGATTTGAGCATCAGTTTCAACCAGAACAGGACATTACGTCGGAAGGAACCGATGGTCTTGCCGCACATGGCAAAGTTCTGACCGTTGAACGTATGCATCGCCCACATCACGAATGAGAGGGACATGCTGATAGTTTTTCCGGATCGGATCGCACCGTCAGCTATAATTCCATCCTTATCATGAACAGGCGAATCCTCGCACCACCAGGTAAGAACCTGATTCTGCTTTCTGGAAAACGGCGAAAAATGGAATGTCTGGTCTTTCTGCCGGCTTTTGATGTTTTGTTTGAGTTTCTGCAGCTTTTCTTTCAATGATGAGATTTTCTCATACACTCTCATCACCCCAGACTTCCTGCGCCACGGCATTCATCGCAGAAAGGAATCCATCGTCGCCGGTTTCTTCCTGCTGAACGTCCTGTTTGCTCATTTCGAATTCAAGCTGCATTGCCGCCAGCTCCAGCCGCGCATCATCATAGCCAAATTTATGCAAGGCCTCGATGGCTCGCTGACGCCGTGCCTGCACACGGGTCAGGGCATCTTCTATGGACTGGATCTGTCCCAAAATCCCCTCGTATTCTTTTAAAACAGTTGGTTTTCCTTTTTCAATTCCAGATCGATATCCGGTAACACTCATTCCCGCTGGAACTTGTTCTTCTGGCTCAATATTTTCATCGGCCGTCGGCTGCTCCATGTTCTTCAGCATCTCAATTCTTTTCAACATCCGCCGTTCCCGCACAGTCAATAGCTGAATTTCCTGCAGGAGCAACTGCTCCTTGTCCGGCGTCACCATTTCAGTCAACCGTTTTTCTTCTGGATCCAGACAATCAAAAAAGAGAGCTTCAAACTCTCCTGTCTTAACTGCATTCTTATTTCCCGGCGGACCGGTCGCATTTTGATTTCCCGGTTGACCGCCTCTTTTTTTCTTATCCGAACGTTCGCTTTTTTTATCCGAACGCTCGTTATCCCATCTGTGAGTAGATTTCCAACGGCGAACAGTTCCTTCCGGCAGATTCAGTTGACTTGCAATCTCAACCAATTTCATGCCTTTCAGGTACATGCCCTTTGCCTGCTCTATTCTTTTATCTGGCGCCCGGGCCATGTTCCATCACCTCGATTCGTCGTTTTTGAATATAACAAAAGGCAGTCTCTATGCAAGACCGCCTATGATTTTCACATATTATTTTTTTTCTTGCTCTTTTGCCCATTCTAAAGCAGCTGTTTTTGCTTCCATTATTCCATTTGTCCCCTCAATAATCGCCAATCCAATCGCAAGCCCAATAATATCTCTTTCTGTATGCGATTGGTTAATAAAATGGATCAAATTCGCCGCAGCCGAATAAAAATAAAACATTCCTTTAAATGCATATGCCGTCAATAATTGATGATGGTCTCCTGTCCTTTTCCCTGTTATTAAGCCAACAGAAACAATAATTGGGCAAAGCAAATACGTAATTACAAATCCTATATCCATCCTATACTTTCCTCCTTTTTCTGTCATCATACTACAAAACGTCCTGCATTTCTACAGGACGTTTTAAAAGAAGTATATGGGGGATGATCTCCAGTCAATGGAGAGTTGGAACGGCAGGACTCGAACCTGCGCCCTTGTCGACTCATGCTAATAGCATGCGACTGCTTCTTCCTGTTGAGCTACGTTCCAGGTGGCGCAAGGTACCAAGCTGCGCCGTGCACCATTCGATTACTCGGACATTTTCCGCGGGCTGATGCCGCCCAATCAGCGGTCAGGCTGTGACACCTGACCGCTGATCAAAATACATCTAAGGAGTTTTGTAAGAAAGTGTAGGAAATGTTGATCCCTTATCCATTCTCTGGTTCTTACACTATACCATAGGTGCGATAGGAAAAAAAAGGAACTCTTTTTATATTTCAAAATGAGCAAGCGCCTTCCCGTGAATCTTCGTAATGTTTCGAAGGCTGTATCCCATTCGCTCAGCGATCTGCTCCCATTTCAGCCAGTGTATGTATCTCAGTCTCAAAACTGTTTTTTCGGTCTCATCTTGCATTGACTCGATTTTTCTAGTGATTTCCCGTCGAATCCGGATCCTCTTCTCCATCTGATCTTTCAGTTCTACCAATAATTCGTCGAGTTGCGCCGCGTACGCCGATAAGTCTCCACTGCTGCTCCCGTGTGGCATCCCATCCTGGATCAGTGCCGGAAACATTTTATTCATTCGCAGATCATCAATCTCTTCTCGAATTTCTCGTTCCGCAAGCTCTGCCGCATGGTATCTTCTCAGGTATTCTTTTTTCTTCTCGTTCTCCTCTTTGTGCTGATCCATTGGTATCACCTCCCCATGTATGTTCTCTTCCGGTTGTTCTGTCTCTCATTCTGATCTCAACCAACTCCAGATGCGACACGTTCAAGACCTCCCGCACAACCTTGACCACACTCCAGATCTGTCTCGGCAGGCGGCTTGCGCTTCGAATCGCCCTGTCTGCGGTCGGATCACGATAGCCTTCACTGTTCATATTCAATCCTCCTATTTTACGCAAATCTCAGTTGCTCTTGGCTGTCATCGATGTTAAGGTTTGGCACCCGCACTCCTACTTTTAGATACGGACAGTTTGCTTCTACCAGTTTCTGCGCCATAATCGGCACCACGCTGTTCCCAATCCGTGCCGTCTGCATGGCTTCCGCGCACTCTTCCGGTGTCCCGATATCTTCATATGCGCCAAGCTTTTGAAGCACCATAAATGTGATTTCGTAAAATAGATCATAAGTTCTGTACGGATGCAATATAGCATCATTTTTGCTTTTCAGGCTATATCGCGACGGCGAAAACGCCTCTCCCGCATCCGTAGTCAAACGACTTTTCATAAAATTGTTTTCTTTGATATTTTTCATTTTTTTCTTTTGCCCCGGCCGGAGGCTGGCTCCTTTCTTTTTGTTCTACACTTTCATTTTAGCTCCGCACTTCGGGCAGAACTTCCATTTTGCTTTGATATATTCTGTACTGGATCTTCCTGTTTCAACGGCATCATAACTCTCAACCTGAAAGCCACAACTAGAGCATTCAGCATGGATATAGTCGTTGTGCTCTTCTCTACTTTTCCACTTTGCTTTTTTCATTCTTCCCATGATTCCTGCTCCATTCCGTAAGATATTCTTCCTGCTCCCGGTCCTCTTCCGGATCCTTCGGACGCTCTGGCCGGTTCAGTAACCAGGCAAACAGGCCAACCAACGCACCGCAGAACACAACAATTCCAATCACTGCCATCTACTCCTCCTCTCTGCCCTTCCAGCAGCGTTCCAGTTCTTCCAGGACTGCCATGCATACCTGGTTTACAAACTCTCCATTTCCGAACGTTTTCGCAAGCTGAGAGCATTCCCGAACACTCTCCTCATAATCCTGTTCTTTTCCTGGCCGATCATAATACTTCTTGAAGAATCGCCAGACCTCTGTAAAGAATTTAAAATAATTCATCATGGCAGCTCCTCAATCTTGATGTAAATGCCTGGGATGCGCGCCCAGAACTTTTCCACGATCTCTGACGCAACCAGTGCATCATCTTTCCAGAAGCCTACCGTCGTCATGCAATCTTTCAGCAGCTTCTGCAGGTTATCGGTGTCAGGCTTTGTAGTCCGGTATTCTCCGTCCTTATGTTTCTCTCCCTGCGGGAAGCACCACTTTGTAACCAGGCGTACACCTTTCTGGTACGGTTCCATGTCTTCTGGCTTATATTTACACAGATGCCCAATCAGTTTCTGCCGGGCTCTTTTTAATTCTGGTGTTTCGTAAAATACCGGTTTCCCGTTTACGATTGCAACTTTATGTTCCTGATGTGTTATCGTCGGCGGGTTCATCGCCATAAAAAAATCAATCATGATAATCAGCCCCTCTCCAAGTACCAGATTTTTTATCAAATGTGATGCAACCCCAAGATCTTAATTTGTCAGCAAACAAATTCAAAAGCTCCGGCTGTTCTTTCAGCCACAGAAGAACTTCGTCTTTCGATGCGTCATAAACTTCTCCAAAGGGGATTCTTCTAAGCGGAGGCATCTGTCCCGCAATTTTGAGTCGTTTGTCGTGTGACATGTTTTATCATTCCTTTCCTGCGCGTCTGTGCTGGGTGGGTATGCTCCTAACCCGTTGTGGGGGCGTACTCAATCGCCCCACACTTAGGGTGGGCATGCCCGCACATTCCCGCCCGATTAGGGTATATATTTATATACAGGTGCCGGGCGGGCATTCCTGCCACCTAAAAAACAAGGTGTCGGGCAACTTTCTGCCCGATGCCCGTTACCATGATTGCGGGAATTCCCGTGACCTATGTTATTTTAGGTGTCGGGCATTTGCCCATGACCTAAAATGTTTCAGGTATCGGGCAAATACAACGCGTATCTTTATTTACCATAAATCCGATTTCTTTTAATGAATTTCGAACCGTTTTTTCCTCCGGATATTTCTCGCCGGTTGCTTCTGCATCCGATTTCAGGACTTCATACAACTCCTTTACCGTCGGATATTTGTCCTCATGCGTAAACCGGAAATTTTCTATCGCCATCTTATATTTTTCCTTTTTGGCTTTACGTGCTTGCTCTCCCTGTTTCTTTCTGGCTTCTCTACCTTTCTGCCATGCCGGTTTGTCTGCTTCCAGCTCAAGATCTTTCAGCACGCCGATCTGATCCAGGCAGTGAACCGGATACTCAAACCACATGTTGACCGGTTCGAACTTTGGAAATTCTCGAAGTGTCCCTTCGATTCTCCATGCCGTATGGGCCTGTACTGCCGCTTTTGCCTCGGTGATCTGCTTATCCAGGGCTATCTTCTGCCACCGGTCCAGATGCGCCTCGCAGTAGCTCATCATCTGCGCACTGCTTAGTAAATCGTCCTGCGAAAGATCATCCTCCCACTTGAAATGCGCATCCAGATAATCCGTACACGCCTTGCAGATCGCTTTATTTTCTTCCTGCTTCATCAGCGCTTCTGTAGGCTCCAGCTCGATCAGATCCAGCAGAGCATCCGGATCACGGGCAAATACACCGGAACCAGAAGCACGGTCCATGGACTTCTTTCCGCCCTGGTTTCCTTTACTGTGATGATGGCAATAAATCACCGCGCATCCAAGCTCTGTGCAGACTTTATCAAATTGGTTACAGAAATTCGCCATCTGATCCGCGCTGTTTTCATCTCCCGTTATGACTTTATAAATCGGATCAATAATAATAGCCACATAGTTTTTCTTTGCAGCACGCCTGATCAGCTTTGGTGCCAGCTTATCCATAGGAACTGATTTTCCACGCAGGTTCCAGATATCAATATTCTGCAGATTATCCGGTGTAAAGCCCATTGCTTCGTATACATCCTTAAAACGGTGCAGACAGCTTGCCCGGTCAAGCTCCAGATTGACGTACATGACACGTCCCTGCGCGCAATGCCACTGCAGCCACTTCTTTCCTTCTGCGATGGCAATACACAGTTCGATCTGCAGGAATGACTTACCTGCCTTAGACGGACCGGAAATAAGCATTTTATGCCCTTTTCTTAAGATTCCATCAATCAGACACGGTGACAGCTCCGGCAGATTATCCCATACACTTTCCAGCCCTTCCGGCTCCGGCAGATCATCGTTGACACCCTCAATCCACTCATACCATTCATTCCATGACTGTTTTCCGATGTTGGTATCTACGATGAACTGTTTCTTTTCACCACGCTGCACTCCTGGCATTCTGGAAAGTCTCGATGGATTCCGGTTCTGTGTATCCACGTCGATTCCGTTTTTCTGGCAGACTTCATACAGATAATCAACCCGTTTTCGATACTCGTTGTAATCTGCCGCATCTACCCGCACAATAGCATGCAGGCTCTTTTTTCCGGAATATACCAGGCAGGCGATCGGAAGTTCTAGCTCCCGCAGGATAGCATTCTGCTGTTCCAGCTCCATATGATCTGACTCTACTAAAGCATACCGGTACTCTGTTACATTTTCATTTTTACAGCCGTTTCCGTCCAACGGATTGAAGCGGATCCACGCTCCGGCTTCCGGATTGTAGTCACCAAGTACTGCGCCAATGTCCCCTTTACAGTCGTTCAGCAATTCAATCAACTGTCCGGCAGTACGGTCCCAGCTGCCTTTTTGTGGCAGCCAGCGCGTACCTTTTTCATCTGTCTTTTCCCAACTTCCGGTAACATAACCTACGTTTTCTCCTGCTTCAAACAGTGTTTCCAGATACGTGATCAGCTGCTCCGCCGGATTCCAGTTGGAAGGCTCCTGTATCTCTTTCCCTTCCAACCAGTTTTTATCCACAACAACACGGTCACTGTCCACCGCGATACTGTCGTTCCAATCCAGTTCATGGCCCTTCTCCGGAACCCATCCATGATCCAGGGCAAGCTGTACGATCGTGCCGCCGGTTACCGGTGAGGATGAGCCGGAAAAGGTTCTCCATTTTTTCTCACATTCATTTGCATGATATCTGCCGTAATCTTTCTGGCTCCAGGCATCCCACACAGAAACCGGATACCCTTCCTGTTTCAGAGCCATTCCAACAGAACACCATTCCTGATAAGTAAGCTCGGATGGATTGATATGTTCTATAATTTCTGTAAGGCTCGTCCTCTGTTCCATACTCTTTAAGCTCCTTTATATTCTCTCGGGTTGATATCCATTGGAATCCGCCAGCCATTCGCTGCGATCCTGTCGATCAGATTCTTTGCTGTTTCAAACTGCCAGGTTCCTACATGCTCAAATCCCCTGCTTTCCAGAAAACGGATCTGTTTTGGTGTCGTCAGCCCCTCCGTGCGTCTTTTACTCAATCGATCCAAGATCTTTTCTGCTTTTCCTGCATTCTCGATTTCATCCGGCATAATGCCCAGCTTTTCCAGTGTCTTTTTCTGCTTCTCAGATGGCGGTCCCATTTCCCACCCAAAAGAGGGAACATAGCTGGACAGGTCTTCCGCCTGGATGGACATCTCAAACTGCAGCGGATCCACCAGTTTCTTTTTGCGCTTCTTCATTTCTGCAAGCTGCTTTGCTAAAGCTTCTTCTCTTTGTGCTACGACATCCTCAGATGCTTTCTGTTCTGCTTCTTCTAAGTCAACCGGCATGCCTGCTTCTTTTTCCAGATTTTCTGTCATCTGCTGGGCTACTTCTTCATTTTCGCAGATCAGGCTCGCCGGATGGCACAGCTCATGCCGCTCTGTGTGCCACAAAAAATCAAGCAACAGTAGATGGTCTTTTCCTGTTTCCGGGGACAATCGGGTACCACGCCCCACCATCTGACAATACAGGCTCCGCACCTTAGTTGGTCTGAGAACCACGATACAATTCACCGACGGGCAATCCCAGCCCTCTGTCAGAAGCATTGAATTACACAAAACGTTATACTTTCCAGCATCAAAGTCTTTCAAAATTTCAGCTCTGTCCTGGCTGTCTCCATTTACCTCTGCAGCCCGGAATCCATACTGATTCAGCAAGTCACGGAATTTCTGGCTGGTCTTTACCAGCGGAAGGAATACCACTGTTTTCTTATCCATGCAGTATTTCTGCATTTCTTCTGCGATCCCCTGCAGATATGGATCCAGTGCGGTGCCGATTTCGCTTGCTTTAAAATCTCCAGCCTGCACTGATACACTACTCATATCAATTTTGAGCGGAATAGTCAGTGCCTTGATTGGGGACAGATACCCTTCTTTGATTGCTTTCGGAAGTGTATATTCATAGGCCAGCGATTCAAAGTAAGCCCCAAGGTTCCGCATATCGCCGCGATCCGGTGTCGCTGTTACTCCCAATACATGCGCATGCGGAAAATGCTGCAGCACACGCTGATAGCTGTCCGAAATGCAGTGATGGGCTTCATCAATAATGATTGTATTAAAATAAAAAGGATCAAAGCTGTTCAGACGTTTTTCTCTCATCAGTGTCTGCACAGAACCAACTACTACGCGGAACCAGCTCCCCTGGCAGGAACTCTCTGCCTTTTCAAGCGCACAACCAAGACCGGTTGTCTTCATCAGTTTATCTGCGGCCTGTTCCAGCAGCTCCCCTCTGTGTGCCAGGATCAGAACACGGTCTCCCTGCCGGACACACTCTTCTGTTACTTTGGCAAAGACTACCGTCTTTCCACATCCAGTAGGAAGGACCAGCAGGGTTTTTGATACCCCGCTGTCCCACTGTTCAAAAATAGCTTCCTTTGCTTCTTTCTGATACGGTCTCAGTTCCATTTAAAATCTCCCTGGTGTAAATGCTGGCTTATCCGAGTCTTTCGGATACAGCTTTTCAATGTAGTTGAACTTCTTACTTGGGTCTTTGATTCCCGGCTTCGCGCCGATTTTCGCTCTTGCCGTTTTTCCTGGAAGCGCATTCCAGTCCATCCGAAGCTCTTCCCCCTCTTTTTTCAGACCGACGCCACGGAACAGCTCTGACAGTTTCCATTCCAGGCTGCTATGTAAGATGTAGTTCTCACGAATTGTAATCTCACGGTCTGGCCCGTGTACAATAAAGTACACGACTGCCATATTGCATGGCGGGAGCTTTCCTTCTCCTTTGGATCTGCTGCGGTCATATTTCTCGATGGTTACGTTGTAATCCCCCTCCGGGATTGGATCAAAATTCTGGGAATCCTGTTTAATAGAATCATCCCATCCAAGTTCTCTTCCTTCTACTGACATAATTGTTCTCCTCCTTAATTAAATGGAATTTCCTGTTTTTCTTTCATTTCTTTGATTGCAGCATAGACCTGGTCCCAGCAGGCTACCAGAAGCCCCTCGATAATGCCAGGATTTACGACATCGTAATCTTTGATCTTCGTGCCGACAGGAACATACCCTTTCGCTTCTACGACGTTCTCCACGTCCCATTCATCTACGTGATAAGTTTCCATCAGATCTCGCAGCGCCTTCGGGATTTCCGGATCCAGACTGCTCTCCCCAGCAGGATCCGGCGCTTTAGGCGGCTCATCCAGTGGAAGATTCATCTGTTCCCCAGTTACTTCTTCTGGCGTTGTCGGCTTCGGAGCTTCCGGAACGGGCTTAGGAGCTGACGCCGTTTTAGGTGCTTCTGCAGCTTTGTACGGTTTCATATCTGCGGAAGCTTTTCCCTGTTCTATAATGCTCTGAATGACTTTGTAGTCAAACGGAACCTCATCCGGCAGACCGAAACGGTTCTTTGCATCCCAGCAGGCGTTGTGTGACGTGTACATGACACGCTCACCGCCCTGCGCTTTCCTCTTCTTTCCCTTGTCATCAACTGCAATGGAAAACGTTTTGTAGTTGGCAAACAGCAGCATGTCCGCCCATTCCTTGATCAGCGGCGATGTCTGGGATGTTGTTTTCTTTCCAAGCTTCAGCTCCCATCGGTCATAAGCTCCCAGCTCATCCGGCTGTTCAAATTTTTTAATCTGCGCATGTGCTGTAAGAACCACGTTGACGCCCGCTTCCACAACTTCTGAAAGCCGATTCAGGAACCGGCCAATCTCCTCTTTTACATAGGTATAGCCGTTTCCATACCCGAAATCCTCGATTCCAAACTTCCGATGCTTATCGCAGATAAACTGGATGCACATAGACTCAGCCCAGTCGATCGTGTCAACCACAAGCGTTTTACACACGTCCGGATGCGTCCGGATGTAGTCTACCTGGTCAAGAAGATTCTGCCAGCTTGTAGCTTTTGGCAACCGGGCAACATCCATTGAGTTCGTGCTACCCTCAGTGTCAATGAACACCGGATCCGGGAATTTACTGGCAAACGTAGATTTTCCAATTCCTTCCGGACCATAAACCACAACTTTTTTTGCACAGGGAATCACACCTTTGATAATTTCCATTAAAATACACCTGCCTTCCATGATTTCTGCTGTGGCTGTTCAGCCTGCGCCTGTCCAACCACATAACCGTCTTCGATAATGATGCTGCATTCATCACCGGTACTTACCCTAGTAGCGATCGCCTGCAGCCCCTCGCCCTCCAGCCAGGAACCAAACTCCTGCAGTGTCTGCAGATCCATCTGTTCCAGTTTGTCCAAGAGAACAAAGCCACACTCCGGATTCAATTTCCGGACAATGGCAGTTGATACCATCAGCCGTTCAGAACCGGACATGTTGTCCCATTTCTGCCCTTTATACACCAGCTCGCCTTCCTTTACTGACAGTTCCGGAAGTGGCAGCTCTGCAGACGAAAGCAGATTTGCTTTTTTCTCCCTGATCGCATTAATTTTCTCCGAAAGCTGGTCATACTGACGGCGGTATTCTTTTGCATCATCCTCAGCCTTCTCCTTATCCAAATTTGCGCGTACCATCCGATTGATCTCCTCGATATTGGAAATGCTGTCTTCCAGATCCTTGGTAGACTGATCTACCAGATCGGCAGCTGATTTTTCAGCAATTTCCAGATCCTTTACCAATTGCAGATGATGCTGTTTTGCTGCTTCCAGCTGATCAGACAACCGCTTTACCTCTTCATAAGCGCGTTTTACCTCTTCCCGGATCTTTCCTGCCTGTTCTCTTTTCCTTTGATTTTCTCCATTCTGAGCAAGAATGTCCTGCTGCTGCCGGATCAGCGCAGATGGTGAGACCAGATCCTTGGGTGCTTCCGGGTAATATGGCTGTTCTTTGGCGAACTTTTCTTTCTGATCCGCAGTCCGGCCGATGTACAGCCGATCCTGATACAGCTCTTTTTCTTCTTTCTCTAACTCCGCCAACTGGTTACCAACGCCGATGATCTGCAGCAACGTCTGTGCTTTTTCCTTCCCGGAGCTCTCCATGAACTTCGGAAGATTCAATGCCAGAGACTCGACAAAAGTGTTCAACAACGACTGTCCGGCCTTCTGACCGCTTGGATCCGTTACCTTCAACGCACTGTTCTTGCCTTTACGTTCAACGATCAGACCGTTGTTCAATACTATTTTTAAGTTTGGCGGGATGATGGATCCATCACGCGTTGCATCTGATGGTCTGAAGTTTTCGCCCCCCAAAGCCCATGCAATGGAATCCAGCACCGACGTCTTACCCTGGTTGTTTCTGCCACCGATGACGGTCAGACCATTTGCCGTCGGCTCCAGTTTTACTGCTTTGATTCGCTTGACGTTTTCGATTTCAAGTTTATTGATTTTCACTGACAACTTTCTTATCCTCCTTGTCTTTGTTAAAGAAATTCCAAACCGTCGCTTCGCTGCAGCTCATTTCGTCTGCAATCTTTTTGTACGACCATCCGGCCTCTCGAAGCGCCCTCATCTTTCCAGTGTCCAGCTTCCTCTTCCTGCCCTGTCCAGCAGGGCTTTTCGGGGGGGCGTTGGTTTTACCTCTTCCTTTGTTTCCGGCTCTTTCTGCGGCTGTTTCATGACTGCAAACACAGCCCCGGCCTCTGCAGCAGCACGAACTTCCTGCATAGTCATCCCGCTGATGGCCATCGGATGCATGACATAAATATCATCATGCATTCCGTGCATCGTCAGATCCACTGCCTCCGTATATTCAACAATCTGCATCATTCTCACCCTTCTTTCAACGACCCTGAGCGGATCCACGCCGCAAACACCTCGTCCCGGCGCTCTTCTTCCCGCTCTTCCTGCTCCTCGCGGCACTCTTCGACGTAATCGCCGATCTTCTTTGCCGCGAGCGCCAGAAGGAACATTCCAGCTCCCAGGGCGGCGCGGCCCCACAGATCCGAATCCACGCCGCCGATGTAAATCCATGTACCAACCGCGCCGATTGCCAACGTAGCTTTATCTGATGCTTTCATTTCTTACTCCTTTCATACCCGATCGACTCCACCGCGGCTTCCACACGCTGGCGGACGATCTCTTTTGCTTTCTCTTCTCCGAGTTCCTCTGCTGTATACTGCTGTCCTCCGATCGTGATCCGAGTAACAACCATGATTTCTTTCATAAGGCATCACCTCTTCCTTATCTCCTTATCGTATGCAACCCGGCTCCGTAATGATTTTCTATTGATTCATAACCATTTTTGAGCTATTATGTAGTTGCAAATTGTTTTTTTTGTATTCGTCCCATGGGAACTGGTCCTTCCTGTGGGATTTTTTTTGAGCATTTGTCTATATATTGTGTCGAACATATTTTTCCATACTTTATGTTGACTCATTAACATATTTGTAGTAAAATACTATCTGGTTGCTTATGCGTGTCGCAGAAAGGATTTTTATCATGCGAAAACACATTACTGTTACTCACGAATCGAATACTGGTCGAAACGAAAGATTTCACGACAACTATACTGGTCAGGATATGACCCGTGCACAATTTATAAGACAAATACGTCAAGGAAATTACGACGATTATCATGTTAGGACAATCAATGGTGTGGCAACACCGGTATCCAATCCTGACAAAACCCGTAACAATAACCTCGGTTAATCATCATTAGTCGGCACGCATACAACTTTATATCCATCAAGTTCAATGATGTCTTTATCCGTAATGCTTGCGATTAATTCATTATTGTCTGTCAGGATTTGAATTTCAGAAATTTCTTTATCGGCAATATTCATACCCTATTCCTCCTCTGTTTAAATTCCATAAAGAGAATTTGCATCAACATCAAGTGCCGCCGCGATGCGGACTAAATCACTTACTTTAATCAGCTTCCGTCCGTTAAGCATATCGCTCAGCCCGTGTGCGCTATATCCGGCCTTTTCAGAAACATGTACCTGCTTCAGCCCTTTTTCAGCGATGATCCGTGCAATGTTCTCAGCTACCGGACTGTTACACTCCGTTATCGTCATCGCTCATCCCTCCTACAAACTTATTCACGAAGTAGATCTGTGCTTTCCCAGTTGCCTTCGGCGTTCTGGTTACGATGTTGCAACCATTTCCGTCGATGTGTGTGCTCTCTTTGATTTCAAACAGCCCCATGTTCATAGACTTCTGCGTTGGCATGTTCCAGTCGGAACCTTTTCTTTTAATCAGGTATCCATGGTTTCTCAGATACTCGAAGAGACGCTTCTGCCCGATATCCACGCCGTTCTGGCGCAGGAGCTTCGCGAGGTCGCCGATCAGGATGGAGCTGGTGCTTGCTTTCACCGCATCCGCGAAGATTTCCTTCGGACGCATGCGCTCGACATCTTCCAGCAGACCGGCGTTGGTTTCTTTCAGCTTCTCGATCTTCTGATCTGCCATTTTCAGGGCGCGGGCGAAGATCTGCTCCGGGGTGTTCCAGGCTTTTTCCAGGTCAATGAAGTATTGACGGTACTGCTTGCCTTTCTCGGATCGCTGGATCATACAGATCTGTTTTGCCATGTCTACGGAAATCTGGTAGTCCATAATATCTCTTTTGACCTCTCGATTTCCCTCTAATCGAACCTTCTCATTTTTGAGTAAGTTGAAATCAACCCCATTTTCAAATCCATATTCCGCCATTCTCGAGAACCAATCATTGAATCTCGTATTGATTTCCAATGCTTCATGTAAATCTCTTGCTGATACGGTCGGCTGTTCTGCCTCGTAGTTAATTTTTAACAACTCGTTCATCTAATTCCTTCTTTCTATCTTTATTTTTGATTTTGTGTTATACTTCTTTCAAAATATTTTGAAAAGGAGAATTGCCATGAATAGTGATGTAACCATTATCCAATCTCGCTTTCACTACACCGAAAAAGCATATGTGCCAAACACTTCGAACATCGTAGTTATCATTGACGAGCTGATCAAATTGATGGAACCATATTTTCGCAAACAAGCTCCTACATTCCGGCTTATAAATGATCTTCGCTTTGATCACCCAGAAACCGCTCCTACTTACGACAAAATTCATATCTGCTGTATGGACACTTCCTGGTCTCAAATAGCCTATCAATTTTCCCATGAATTCTGTCACCTTTTAATTGGAAGTCCAGTTCCACAAAAGATGCGGTGGTTTGAAGAAAGCATTTGTGAGCTTTCCTCTTTGTTTTTCATGGAACAGCTGGCCATTGTTTGGGCGAAAAACGGAATCCTCGGTCATCCCGAATACGCAGGCTCTTTTATCTCCTACTGCAATAATCGCATGAACTCTGTAACTGATCTTCAAAATCTCTTAGATGTTTCTGATCCATCTTCGGCCGTCTGGAATCATGCTGTTTCCGAATGTTATGACAGAAATTTCAATTTGCAAATTGCAAAATTACTTCTGCCAATTTTTCGCAAATTTCCTGAATTATGGGAAACTGTTCCCCTTTTAAGCAGGTTGCCAGAAGCTGAAAACTCACTTACTCAATATTTAAAGTCTTGGAGTATCCTTTCCGGAGAAGCATTTCGGCAACCTTTTATAGAACTTGCTGAAACTCTTCATTGCTCCATATAAGACCAGTTTACCCACTGCTTCTCACGCCATAGCCAAAACTCAGCCGCGCCACCGTTGTAATAGATATAAACTTTATATCCTGTTACCTCTGGTGGCTCTGGTTTTCCTCCAAGCAAGATTTCTTCTCTTTTTGCCATAAACTGACGCATAGCAAAAGAAATTGTTTTTTCAAGCTGTGCATAGTCAACTCCCATAGCTCCCGGTGCTCCCTTAGGGCATCCGTAATTCTTGAATTTGTTCATTACTCCTCCTTCTTTAACTTGTTTTCTCTCTGCTTCTCGCTCATTGCCGCCGCTGTGTTGATTGTTCCTTCCAGATAACCACGTTCTCGCTCAGACATGTGCGGGAGTTTCTCTGCGAGTTTATCGAGAATTTCTTTTTCTCTTTCTGACATTTTCTCACCTCCTTGCCTTACGAACGTATCATAGCACGTTGTTAATGCATTGTCAACGTATTTTTGCACATTTTATTTCTTTTTACGTTGACAACGTATTTTTATAGTGATATAATATTTTTCAGAATCGGAGGTGAAAAAATTGAATGAACGTATAAAACAATTGCGAAAAATTCTTGGCTTATCAAGAGAAGAATTCGCCAACAGACTTGGTTTAAAGAGCAGAGGAAAGATAGAAAATATCGAACTTGGGCGAACCAGTCCGGATGAACCTTTTTTAGATTTAATTTGTAAAACTTACAATGTAAATTCAAATTGGTTGCATACCGGGGAGGGCGGAGATGACAATATGTTCATCAAATTGTCCCGCAATGATGAACTCTCTAAATTCATTGGTAGTATTATGGAATATGAAGATGATTCATTTAAAAAGAGACTTATATCTGGTCTTGCTGCCTTAGACGAAACTGGATGGGATGTTTTAGAAAAGTTTCTTGATTCTATACAAATAAAAAAGGACTGAATTACTTCAGTCCTAACATTCCGCAGATAAAATAATATACATTTTCCAGTTGTCTGCTACTAAGTTTATCAAGTAGTTCTTTTACAAGTTTTTTATAATCCATAATATGTACCCTCCGATCTGGTATTATTATACTAGAACATTCGTTCGATTTCAATATTTTTTCGAACACTTTTTCTCTGTATACTAATATTACGGATCAGAAGGTCAAAAATTAGCAAATTCTGGAAATCGTATCCAATCGTGGACACTTATTTCCATTGGCTGTCATACAGATCCTGCATACGCACCTGTAGGCCCTTCGCGATCTGCTCCAGCGTATCAAGTCTGGGGATGCCTCCATTGCATAACTTTCCAAGTGTAGACTTAGGCACGCCCGTTAAGATCGATACCTGCCGAAGAGAAAGATTTTTCTTATAAATGACTTCTGCAATTAATATCTTCATGCAGACAGCATTTACAATATCGAAAAAAATATTCTGGAAAAGTGTAATTTTTCGAATTTTTAAACGTATATATATGGGATGTTATATCCGAATATGCGTTGAGGGGTGGTGCCTATGATTTTCCCGTAGCAATACAAATATAAAATATAATATAAAACAAACGAGGAAAAGCATATGAAGTTTTTTATGTTTCTAATCATCATAACAATTATTCTCTGTATTCTTAACGAAATATGGCCGTATCTTTTAGGCATAGCTGCCTTTATCCTCGGAACATATCTTCTTTGGAAACTTTATGAACATTGTTATTTTAACAGTCAGAATTTTAAAGCTATCAAACAGCGAATCGCTACATACGCCAAAAGCTGCAATGAATTGAACGAGCATATTGAGAGTCTCAAAGACACAACTTTGATCTCAAATAAAGTAGACTATGGCGATGCTACTTACCATGATTCCAGCAAGTGGAATTATCAAAGAAAATACTTAAAAGACCAGAAATATGAGCCAAATGTTCATCAATGTTCTCGTTCTGTCTGTGACAACGCCCGGAAGAAACCTTTCGAGTATGTTTGTAAGTATTTTGGAATAAAGGCAAACGAAGAAACGCTGTCCAATTTCGAAACAATTTTAAATAATTTCGAGGCTGCCGAAGAAGGTAAACAGAATCTTAAAGCGGAAAAAGATAGTATCTTTAAAAGCATCGAAACAGAAATTCCTTTTCTTATTCGCACCATAGGAAAAAGAAAATTGGAAAAGAATCTCGGATTCAAACCGATAGATATGAGTACTGCATATTTCCCGAAATATATTTTTGAATATGTTAGTTCGGGTGGTAATGCTTCTACTCAGTGTGAAGTGGTAATGAATATTGAAAATCTAAATAAATTCATCCAGTTCTTATCTGAAAAGATAAAATTCAGCAAAAGTGTGGCCGGACAACGTGCTCTCATGACAAGTAAACTTCGTCAGCACATTAAAGAACGTGATAAATTCACCTGCAAACAATGTGGTATCTCTGTTGCGCAGGAACCTCATTTATTGCTTGAAATTGATCACATTATTCCTGTATCAAAAGGTGGATTGACTGTTGAAGATAATCTTCAAACATTATGTTGGCGTTGTAATCGCAGCAAGGGATCTAAAGTAGCACCAGAATCCTAAATGCGATAAAATATAAAAAAGAAGAATGTCTATGAAAAAGAAAATCGTGACCCTCATTCTGGCAACTGCCCTCACCGCTTCCGCTCTGACTGCCTGCGGATCGTCAACCGCTTCCAGCTCCTCGAGTTCCTCAAGCTCTTCGTCTACTGCTTCCAGCAGCATCAGCGAGACCGAAACTCCAACGCCTACGGAAGAGGCAACACCGACTCCAACCGAAGAAGCCGCAAGTACACAGTCCGAATCCGAAGACTCCAGCGTTCCGTGGGACTATACATCGGCTCTTAATTCAGCTGAAAGCTACAGTGAAATAATGCACATGTCAAAAGCCGGAATCTACGATCAGTTGACCTCCGAGTATGGAGACCAGTTCTCTGCCGAGGCTGCCCAGTATGCAGTTGACAATATGACCGCCGACTGGAATGCAAATGCCCTTGCAACAGCAGAAAACTACAATGAAACGATGCATATGTCGAAAGCCGGACTCTATGATCAGCTTACTTCTGAAAATGGCGAAAAATTTACCGCTGAAGAGGCGCAGTACGCTGTCGACAATATAAATGCCGATTGGAACGAAAACGCGCTCGAGACCGCAAAAGACTACCGCGATAATATGGATATGTCGCCAGAAGCGATCCGCGATCAGCTTACTTCTGAATACGGTGAACAGTTTACTGCCGAGGAAGCCGATTACGCTATACAGAATTTAAACTAAAATAAAAAACCGCCCCGGTGCGCCAACACCAGGACGGCTCAGTAACATTCCGAAGAATGATACCAGTTCGCAAAACATATTGTATCATCTTCGGAAGCGCCAATCAATCAGAACGTTTGTTTTGGTGTTTTTCTTATACCCAAAATTAAAGAAGGTGATATTATGTCAGCACTTAAAAACGGTGCTCTCTACATCCGCGTCAGCACCGCGGATCAGACAGAACTCTCTCCGGATGCCCAGCAGCGCCTACTCCTGGACTACGCGAAGAAGAACGGGATTGTCATCGCAAAAGAGTTCATCTTCGAGGAATCCGTCTCCGGCCGGCATGCGGACCGGCGGCCGAAGTTTCAGGAGATGATCGCGCTTGCCAAACAGGAGTCCCACCCGATCGACGTGATCCTGGTCTGGAAATACAGCCGGTTTGCCCGTAATCAGGAAGAATCCATCGTCTACAAATCACTGCTGAAAAAGAGCAATGTAGATGTGATCAGTATCTCAGAGCCACTGATCGACGGTCCGTTCGGTACGCTGATCGAGCGTATTATCGAATGGATGGACGAATACTATTCTATCCGTCTCTCTGGCGAGGTTCTGCGCGGCATGAAGGAAAAGGCTCTGCAGCACGGCTACCAGACAACGCCATGTCTTGGATACCAGGCGGCAGGCGGCGGCAAACCGTTTGTGATCGATGAAGCGGAATACCAGATTGTCAAATACATCATGGACCAATATGATCTTGAGCATCTGGATCCGACGGCGATCGCCCGCAAATGCAATGATCTTGGATACCGCACCAGACGCGGAAACCGGATGGAACGCCGCTCCATCGAGCGTGTGCTGCGCAATCCGTTCTATGCCGGTACTGTGATCTGGAATGGCATTTCCTTCGACGGTACCCACGAGACGCGGCTGGATCCGGCACGCTATCAGGAGCGTATCAAGCGCATGGATGCCCGCAGACGCTCTCCTAAGAGCCGCAACCCATCAACCTGCCGCCACTGGCTCTCCGGTCTCTTAAAGTGTCCAATTTGCGGCGCTACGATGACGGTAACAGCCGGAAACACATCTTGTCCATACTTTCAATGCTGGAAATACGCAAAAGGTTTCCATAAAGGCTCCAATTCAATCACCGTTGCCAAGGCAGAGCGAACCGTCTACCGCTACTTCGATGATATCCTCGCCGGTGCGGATTTCTCCTTCACTGTCCGCGACCGGAAGCAGGAACAGGAAGACGATGAGACCATCCAGCGGCTGCAGCATGCCCTGGACCATCTGGCTGTCCGCGAAGCCCGCGTGAAGATGGCTTATGAAAATGGGATTGATACGCTGGAGGAATACGGTGCCAACAAAAAAAGGCTCGCCGAAGAACGGCAGAGCCTGCAGGAAGAACTGGACCGCGTTCTTACGCCCGCCGCCCCGCCGAAAACAATCTCAAAAGAAGATTTCCGGAAAGAGATAAAAAACATCAATGATATTCTGAAAAATCCAGAGGAACCAGCCGAGAAAAAAGGACTTCTGCTCCGCTCCATCGTGGATCGTATCGTCTATGAAAAATCTTCTGGAACGATGTATTTTGACTTTTTTGTTTCTTGATTTTCCATCCCGAAAAGCTCGCAAACCCGCATAAATACTGGCTTTTCTGGCTTATCATCTGGTATTGAACTCCGGGCCACCGGAATGCACCATTATCGAGTCTCTTGTACATAAGGAGAAAACCATCG